GTAGAATTCTATCTTGTGGACTCTCCGATTTACCATCGGAATGGCTGAGTCTATCGTTTAAGTAGGATTGAAAATTATTTCAATCTGGAGTATGAGGGACTTCAAAGATTAGTTTTGGTAAAATGATACCAGAACCGAAGGGTGATGCCGATATGGCAATGCCTTCAAATGTTCTGTTCAGATTAACATAGTAATCTTTAAGTTTCCGGACCTGTTCTTTGGATCTCCAGTCAGTTGAAGAAACTGATGGGACGAATTCACTTTGAGCAAGCTCCTGAATCTCCTCATATGTTCCATACTTGAACTTATCAAGTGGACGGGAATTAGATAATTCATCTAATTCTCTTTCAAATGAGAAAACATAGATTCAAAAGCCAGGCCCCAGTAATCTTAAGGTTATTTCTAGGAACCTAAGTGGTCAACTTTTAGAAGAATAAATATTTCATCAGTTTTTAATGAAATATAAATATTCCTCACGAAGTTTAGCCAGGTTGTTATCAATATGGTCACTGGCGAGTGTTAAAAACGCTCGCCATAGACTATGCTGATAAAGGGTTTGGTGGTTAACAGATGAGAAAGCTCAAGTGATAGCGTAAGCTTCCACTTGACTCTTCTGTAATCAGCTACCAATACCAACAACCGATCATAAATACAAACCAAAATACTCTAGTGGGATATCTTTTCCCATTAGAGGCTTTTGGAGTGTAACTAGAAGGGTTGGAATAGTTAATAGACGAAGTCTGAAAGCTTCGGCTAAAAGCATACCAATATAATACTTAGTTCGACAAGACCTGAGAATTAACCCAGGTCCTATCGGAGTAAGTGATATATTATGTCCTTTTCATTTCTTAGCAAATTCTACCAAATCTTTTGAAATGATAGACTTTGATAAATTAATACTGACACCTAAGTCAGACATTAATTTTAAGTAATGAGAAGAAACATCATCATTTGCAATGACAACATCATCACCTAGGATTGCATAATCCTTAAAGTCATAAAGACCAGCTAAATTAGCTGCTTTACGAACGATAATATGGTGAGTTAATGCTAACATGGCAAATGAGGAGTAAGCCCCCATTGGTTGTCCAACAGCATATCTAACATAATCTCCCTCGTGAAAGTACGAAATTGATTTAAATAAATTATATCAACAAGTACCTAAATAAGGAATAATAATGTCAAGAATGTCTCTTTGGAGTTCCAGTGGTAACCTATCAGTCGCTGCACTCAAGTCATAACAATAGAAAGTTCTTCCTTTTGGGATTTTAGATAATAAAATATCTAAAGGTCTCTCTTGGTTGAAAGTTCCATCTGTTTCGACAGAGCGCAAGAACCTTGATATGGTATCATGCAGAGGTTTGAGTGTTACTTGGATTCACCAAGAGGTTATAGCAATAACCCTGGCTTTTCCAGCAACATCTCTCACAACTGCTAACTTACCAATATTAAGCTTTGGAAATCTATAAATAGAATTATCACCTTTACCAAAATTTAATTCTCGAGCAAAGGAGATGACAAGACGGACATGAAGACTTCTCAAATACTTCGATATAAGTGTGATTAATCACACTATCAAAGTTAAGAATTGTCTATCAAATCAATCTATGTCATACTCACCAGCTCAAAAAAGAAAGAATAGATTTTTATCATTCAATCTTTTAATTATTTTACCTTTTGTAAATTCAATTAATTTAATAATTAATAAAATTATTTTAATTAAATTACGAAGGATAAGATAATGAAAATTAATAATAATAAAGGGAATCTTTTTAAATATAGAACTACCATTCATCAATACCAATATTTTTGGCATTAGATAGAAAGGTAAACCAAAGAATAATATACCTAACAATCAGGCTGATAATCACCCTTGACCACATTTTCAATTATAAATGATATAGTAGTATAAAACTACTGGATCATGAATAAATGCAAATGCATCAAGTGCAGAACCTCATGCTGATTTAACAGTATTAGGTCCTGCAGATTCCAGTTTTATTAACTTAGGACTAAGGGGAACAAAGCGAAAACTTCCTAAAAAGCTTTTAACAGTACCTGAAACATCAAAAGTTTTACTAGAACCTGTAAAGGGTCCAGTTATGCTATTAATGTCGACAGGTACTTTAAAGTTAATTAGGCGGTAGATAGAAAGAACACATAGAATTCCAATAATAAGATATCTTCTCATCGTACCTCACTGAATGATTTCAGCACGGAGATTTGAAGGTATGATATGTGGAATACCATGTGGGTCTCTGGAAACAATTATACCTTTTGTATAATTTACTTCCCCTTGACCACTTAAATAACGAATAAAAAGACGAGCACATTCTTTAAGATAAAGATGTACTTGCCGTTTACCTCCATGTTTATAGAGGTATTTTATACGTTTTGTAATGAAGTCAAAGGATTCCTCATATTTGCCCAAACGCATTACTCAGATCACGACACTAACGTACGGACTAATTTCATTGAATTTAATCCATATTTTAGATTGTGATTTGGTTCTACGCCCAGCAGGAAATAAGCCAAGGTAAAAATCATTATGGTTTTTATTTTGTTTTATTTTCATAGTGTTATGTTTAAAGATGTGCGCGGGTTATTACCCGGGTATATCTACATAGCATTAATGCTAGGTAGTAGACACCTACATATCAAAATTCGTGTCCAGCTATACAACTGGTAATGATAATAAGGGTATGTATCCAAGGCGATAATGATTTCGTCAAATATCGCACTATGATGTTTGGGGTGCTACATAGTCGTAGTAGATTCAGACTAAACATATATTCCAAAAACCTCGACTCTCTTAAGATTCGAGACTTAGCTGCTTTCCTTCACAGGATCGTGGCTATAGGATTATGTGTCTTCGTTTAAAACTATCCACGTTATACCCTTGGAAGGGTA